TTTGCCAAAGATGCGGCAGGGAATATTTCGCCGCATAGTAATATCGTGAAGGTTAGTACTTTATCTTCTACCGCAGGGGGCAGGGATATCACCGGTAAAATTTATCAGAAAAGCGGCAACTTAATCTATACGGTACTCAATGAAGAAGAAGTTAGTGTTAAAGCGGCATCCAAAAGCATTTCAGGGCATGTAAGCATTCCTGATTCGGTAACTTTTAGTAAGACAATTTATGCGGGCGGCCTTTTTAAGGTTACTGAAATTGCAGACCATGGTTTTCATCTTTGTAAATCTCTAACCGGTATTGACATTCCAAATCATGTAACAAGGATTAGCTCGTTTGCCTTTGCAAATTGTAGTATCCTAAGCAGTATCAATATTCAAATTGGTTTGAAAAGAATTGAAGCTGGCGCTTTTAGCGATTGTATTGCTCTAACAACTGTAAACATTCCAGCTAGTGTGATAATGATTAATCCTTTGGTTTTTTGTGATTGCAGTTCTTTAGAAGATGTTTATGTTCACTGGACTGATCCATCAAATATTGTAAATATTGAAGGCAAAAACTTATTTAGTGGTATATCACCTTCTGCCGTGCTGCATATTCCTGAGGGTCTAAGAGATGAGTATATTTCCGAAGGCTGGGTGAATGGTTTTGCTGAGGTGGTGGCTGATCAATAGGGTTGGTGAGGTTGCGAATGCAGTTTAGAGTATGGCAGGTCCGCGTGGGCTGATGAGGGTTGAACGTTTATGGGCAGCGGGTTTAAAAAGGATTATTGCGCAGTTTGAGAGAAGTTAAAAAGTAAATGATGAATTACAAATTCTGAACCAGACCGCTTATGATAACTGTCAAAAGTAAAATCGTTTTCCGCTATAGAATTAGGTTTAATAGTTAATAAATCCCCTTCGGGTGTTATATCAAACTTTTCTTTGAGTTTCTTTAAAATCTTGTCTCTTATATTTAATACCTCTCCTTTTATAACAAAACCGATCATCCCTCCAAAATTTACATTTTGTGCATATTTACCATTAAAATAACGATATACTCCTCCATCATATTTGGAATGCCCCTGGTTATAAACAATATATTTATTAACTGAGTCTTGGCGATTATCTAAATTCTTGCATTCAAAACAAAAACCATCACTGTTCCAATTTGGAGTATTTATGAGTATATCATAGTATCCTTCTACCTCTTCATCATTTGTAGCCTCTCCAGATACGATAAAACTAAAACTAAAATCTTTATCCTCTCTCAGTTTAATCCGTATAAATCTTGCTATTCTTCTTTCGATTCTTGGATGGGGTTCTTCCCTTTCCTGTTCAATTTCCTTTTTTAATTCGGCACGATCATAGTTATCGTAGAATCGAAGCAAATGATAAAAGATTCTATTTTTCCAAACCTTATCATCTAATGCTCTAAGATGCTGTGGTGCAAAGTTTAGTAACGGAGGGCGTTCAGGGATTTTAATGTATTCTCTCTCCATTCGTATGAGGTATTATATGCTTTAGTAAATCCTGCCCGTCTTCATACGCTTTGGTTTCAGTCCAGTTTTTATTACTATCTTCTTTGATAATGTAAACACAATCTTTGCCGTATATCTTTTCGCGTCCGGCAAGAAAGTTTTCATTTGGGTTTTGCTCAAATATTTCATCTAAGATATATTTTTTTGTCTTGCCTGCTGTTGGCGTAGTTGCTGAGCCTGCCGAAGTATCCGTATTTTGGTTTAATGAAAGTTTTATAACTATTAAATTAAAGTCAGTTGAGGTTTCCTCCAGGGTTATAGGATTTTTAAAATAAAAACGTAATCCCTCCTTTAAGGTGGATTTATATTTGTCTAAGGCGCCTTTTTTCCCAATGTTTCCACTACGTAAAAAATGATCTTCAATTCTCTGTTTCTCCCAGTAGGACAATTCATACAACTTATATATACATTCGTTTAACGCTTTTTGTTTTTCTAAATAAGTATCTTTTCCTTCGGTTAGTCTTTGGCTTATATCTGATATTTGATTCACTAAATCCTCATCCAGGTCTTTGGGTATGGGAAGTTTTTTAACGTCCTCAATGTTTATCCTAGGATAAGAGTTGTCCATTCTTTTCTTTAAATAAATATCGATAAAGTAATTCCATAATTTACTATTCATCAAAGCAGCGATAAGATTGTATAAGTTTTTGTCTTTCAATTTTAAAACATATAAACCAGAGTTAAAATACATAAACTCTTTTAAAAGTATTGCATTGATGGCTGAACCTATTCTTTTAAAAACAATCCTTTCTCCTTTATAAAGTTTTTTTTCTCTGGGTCTGCGAAACATTGAAATATCTTCTCCTATGTAAGAAGAAATAGTTTTATTAAACTTATTAATATTTCCGGGTTTTAAGAATGGGACATTACGGTCTTTTGTTTTTATTGGACTTACATACCTGCTTTTAAATTTTTTGCGATATTCTGTTTGGTTTTCCTTGCTTAATTTTTCCCAATGACTTTTATTTATATCAAATTCTTTTTTTATCTCTTTATCTCCTACAACTTCGATTCCTCTATGAATAAAAAAATTAGTTGCTGAGCTTGTCGAAGTATTAGTATCTGATTGTATATAATCTTTTAATTGATGTAAGCGGTTAAGTTTTTTTATAATTTGGCGGTCATATTCATTCCCCCTTAGAAAGTCCCTTAGCCTTACTTTTTTCTCTTTAAGTTTTTTTTGTTCTATCGGAATGGCATCTTCTTCTTTAATAATCAATAATTCAAAAGGTTTCTTATAAAACAACCCTAAATCTACTGGATAGTAACGGAGGGAGTTATTTTGGCAGCGGCGGGTAAAGATTATAGCCACCACACTTTCTGCGGATTTTTCAAACAGCATTTTTTTTACCCTTGAAAGTTCATAGAGTTTTTCAATTCCATAATGGGAGTAAAAATAATTTTGAAACTTTTCAGAAGAATCATTATAGAAACTGGAACTATTTGAAACGAACCCCAATCTTGTATTCTCATCTGCCCAATCTTGTATTTTAAAAAAAAAGCATTGGGATATTTGAAACGTACCTGCAATAATATCTTTGGCTCTTATAGGCTCTCCTCCTTCTAAAGCCGCTTGATAGGTATTTAAAAATGAAATTTCTTTGCTATATTCATCTGTATTGGGAGGGATATGAAAAAAAGGAGGGTTTCCAACTACATAAGAAAACTTTTTATCTTTAAAAGGTTGTTTATTCGTAAGGTCTAGGGCATTGGCGTGTTGAATGTTTTCAAAGAATGAACAGGCTGAAAATAATGTAATTTGTTTATTTTGCCTTAATTCTTTGGCTATAAAATTCTTTACAGCCTCAGCATTAATTCCTTTAAATATTTGCAAAGAAAGAGAAAAAAGGGTAAATCTTTGTGCGGTTAATTCCTTCTCAATTCCAAAAATATTTTCAGATAAAAGCCTTGTTCGATATTTTATTTTCTCAATAGGATCTTCAGGTTCTAACCCTTCCCTTTGGGCTATTTCTAAAAACTTTTGATAAGCCGCTATTAAGAACATACCCGAACCGCATGAAGGGTCTAAAATTGGGCTTATTTCATCTTTTTTATCTTCACGTATGACTTCATCGATAATTAACTGTGCTAATTTTTTAGGCGTATAATAAATTCCGTTTTCCTTTTGTTTATCCGACAAGAAAATTTCATAAATATAACTGATCAATTCAACCGGCAAAACATCAAATTGAAAATCATATAATCTTAATTGTTTTGTATGCAGGTCTGCCTCAAAAGAGCGTGCGATTAAATCACAAACTTTTTTTGTAAGAAACTTTTCTGCTATTGCTGGTTTATCAAAAAGGGCATGATTAAAAATTTTATGAATAATCTTAAACAATTCGTTGATTTGAGCAGCGGAATGATTCTGTAATAATTTTTTATAATTAACCTCATCCTGAAAATAATGTGTGTAGAAATAAGAATTGATAATATGATTATCTTCTAAATATTTAATATACAGCGTCCGGTCTATTAATGCCTGAACAATCTCGTTACGCTCCTTTTTTTCTGCAATTAATTCAAGCAAGGCATCATGGAGATCCTTTTTTAAAGTGTTTAATGTGAGGACTAAGGCTTTATCAATTTTTTTATCTTTCGATTTTTTAATGAAAGAGTAATACCTTGACCAAAATATACCGCTTTCAAACCGCCAACGTTTAATTTTTTCAATAGTGCCTGAATCTCTTGCTGAGAAACAATCTAAAACACTCTCCTTACAAGTTATTACAGGGGAGTATTTTGCATATAGCATTACCCACTCGTCTTCATTGTAGGGATAAAAAATTAAATCTGCATCGTTCTTATTCCAAACATACCTTCTTACTTCTTTAATCTGATCAGGGGTTAAAGAGGTTGTTACTAAGTAGAAAGAAGTATATGGTTCGTTAGTGCTTTTGTAAAAAAAAACAGAATGCTTTAATTTCTGCTCTAACGCAGGATTTTTTTCAAACCCCCAGGTTTTTGACTCAAGATTCGTTTTCCAATCAAAACCTAAGGCAGAAAATATATCTGTATAATTCATTGATTTACCCATTTCTTATGGTATTAAACCCCAGCAATGTATTACTACATAACTTACAAAGTTAATAAAAAATGAGACCCTTGCAAAATAGATAAAAAAAACTTAGAACCCCCGCTCTTTTATCCCCTCATTCCCCCGCTGAGGCAGCCACTTGCCAAGCTGCGAAAGTCCTTTGTTTTTTGCGGCGGAATGCCTTATCTTTAGGCGTTTTTTTCAACCATTATGATTTGTATTGAATTGGCGGTTACCGGTTATTTATTTCAATATCTGACGGCGGTCTATGGCAAGGGCTACCAGGCAACGCATAAGGATGCGCTCGGGATTGTTATTTTGAGCGTATTAGAAGGGAAAAAAAGCATATATTACGAATTCTCTAAAAAGAAGGAAGGAGACTGCATTTTTCCGATTAAACTTTCGCTTTCTTTTTTTGAAAAATACGGCTGCCACATCAGCGATCATTATCTGTGTATGATTCAAAAATATGCAGATGATGAATTCAGGCGGCATCTGTTTCATTCGGCGCTGATTAACCGCCAATACTTCCAAATCCCTTATAAAACCACGATTGACCGGATGCTGGCAGCCTATGGAATCAGCGAAGATGAACTCTCGTACAGCACCATCCGCAAAGCGTTTAACCGAAAAAAAACCGCCCTCTCACAGCGGTTAATTTTCAAAAATACTGCCGAGCCTTATGTCTAACGATACGTACCCTTTTGGGCTGCCGCCTTTTTGCAATGCCGGCGAACCCTTTTTTAGAGAAATTCAAAAAGTGCGGCTCTATTATGCCGATGCGCTTTCCTTTCATGAGGCTATGAATGGCGGTACGCCCAAAGAATTGGGCTGTTTTATGGAATTTTTTATCCCCAACCCGCAGGATTTCAGGCGAAGCATCAAGACGGCTTCTGATGCGTACAATGATTATCTAAAGATTGATCTTTCTTTTCCGCTGCTCGATGTGAAAAAAGAAAACCGCCGCCTGCTGTATGCGCATGCCTTCCGAAACCGGTATGCGGTGATGCTGGTATCCAACCGGGAAAAGGTGGTTTTTGGCAACGAGCGAGAGCCGATGAGCCTTGAGGTGCACGATAAAATACGGGATGACGGCTCAGGAAAGGATGTATGGTTAATCAAGATTTACGGAAAAACCCTGCTGAAGCCCATCCTTCAAAACATACAAGAGCGCTTTCGTGTCCTTTTCTTTATCCCGAGACTGCGGTAATTTTGGGATAATATATTTAATCCTGTGAATGCTGTCCCGCTTGCTATGCATCTCGGCTATTTCTACGCCCTGCTCCCAGAGTTATTTCTGCGTGATGCGCACCATGACTTTCTCTCGCCCGAAAGCATTGAGAAACGATTTGAGGAAAAGATGGCAGCACAAAAAAAGGGGATAGAAAATCAGGGTGCTGCGGATTATACCGCCATTCTTGACATTCGGGGACCTATTTTGAAATACAGTAAGGGGTGTTGGGTCGGCACGCAGGCACTGGGGCGGTGGGTAGAAAAATTAGACCGGGATTCGAGCGTAAACGGAATCGTGCTGAACATTGACTCAGGGGGCGGGATGATCAGCGGCACTTCACAGTTCTCGGAAATCATTCGGAACTGCCAAACGCCTACCGCCTCGTTTACCCATGGTTATATGTGTTCTGCGGCTCAGCAAATCGGTGCTGCCTGTAATTTTTCCGTTGCCCACCCTCATGCAGATTTGCTCGGCTCGGTGGGTACGCTGTTGTATCATCAGGATTTTTCAAAAATGTTTGAAAAATGGGGAGCAGCCATTTATGAGGTCTATGCGCCGCAGTCCTCCGAGAAAAACAAAGCCTTTCGGGCGCTTGAACAAGGGGACACTAAGGAAATGGAAGGGCAGTTAGACCAGTATGCATCGGAGTTTATCGATACCATGAAACAATATCGGGGCACCCGGCTGAAAGAGGACGGCGATTGGTGCAAGGGAAAAGCCTACCGTCCGAAAGAGGCAAAACAAATCGGATTAATCGATGAAATACAAAGCTTAGAATGGGTAGTGAATCAGTTTTAAGGAAGGAGGAATTAGGATGGATGATTTAGGAATTAAAAATCAGTGCTAACTAATATTTATACAATAGTAATGCAATAGGGGTGTTACTCCTCGAAGGATGCAAACAAAGTTGATAGAGGTGTGATACCAAAATAAAAAAAACATAAAAATGAAAAACAAGTGTATACTTCTAACGCAGCTGCTCGGGCTGAGTGAAATCAGCTTAAAAGGCAGCATACTCGGCGGCAAGCCTACGGCTTCGCTCACGGAAATGGAATTGGAAAAAATCGAAGCGGCATTACAGGCTTCCGCCGATACGGAAGCGTTAAGGCAAAAAATAGAAACCTTAGAAGCAGAAAACCGGGCATTAAAAACCGAAAAACAAGCGGTGGAATCAGCCGTACAGGAGGCACTCATACTCAATGATGTACCGGCGGGAAAACAGCTGAGTGAAAGCATTGCTGCGCTGGGGAAACAATGCAAGGAATACGGCGGGCGTGAAACCCGGCATACCTTTCCAAAAAATAACGGGAAGGAAACCCATGCAGAGGGAATAGCGGAAGGCTATTTTGACCCGAAAGATGCGCATAATCAGATTTAATCGAATCAAAGTTAGAATGAAAAGAAAATGGAAAATATTAAGATTTCAGAAATAGCTAAAGAACTTATCCGTTACGGAAATGCGAACCCTATGGCTTTACAGCCTGCGGTGCTGTCTGAGGGCATCCGCCTTAACCGCTATGCCAAACCGCTGGGAAAAGTAAAAGGCAAATGGACGATGCCCTACGTACTGATGAGCAATGTGGTGCAGGCTTTTTCCGACAAATGGACACCCTACGGTGCCGTGCAGTTTGGAAAAAAAGTACTGAAAGACTATCAACAAAAGGTGAACTTCCCTATTAATCCGTATGACATCTACGGCTCATGGGTGGAAGAACTGTACCATGAAGAAAAAAAACCGAGTCAAATGCCGATTTCAAAATATCTTATCGGGATGTTGAAAAAACAAATCATTTCGGATTTGGACTGGCTCTCGATTACCGGGAAGTTTGATGCTTCAAAAGTCGGCTCGCTTACGCCCGTCTATGGCACTTCTATGGATGGATTGAATATCGTGATTGACCAAATGGAAAAGGATAAGAAGAATCCGGTATTTCATATTCCGGTAAGTGCTGACCTGTCTAACGACATCGTAAACCGGGTAACGGCTTTTGAGAAAGGGCTGCCATCTAAAGGGAGGGTCAGTTCGGTGTTTTTATCGCTCGAAGAATTTAACCAATATGTAGAGGAACGGGAAACGCCGGCAAATCAATACATTGATTTTAAAGACCCGCAGCGCGGACGTACCAAATATGGGCGCTTACTCGTGGGTATTCCGGGACTTAAACCCGGGCGGATGATTTCTTTTTATGAAGGAAACCTCTTCCGCCTGTACGACCGGAAAAATAATCCGGCGGGCATTGATGATGTACAGACAGCTGATTATCTCGTGAAGGTTTTCTCTCAATGGCATCTCGGCTATGATTTTGCCGTGAATCAATATACGTTTGTAGAAACGGCTGACGGGAAGCTCCGCCGAGGGTTAAATAATAAAGCACAAAACGAATTGTTTTACCCTAATCAACCGGGACTTACTGTTTCGACTAGTTAGTAAATTAGTTTATAGTACTCAGTTTATAGTTTATAGTACTCAGTTTATAGTACTAAGTACTGAGTTACTTGGAACTAACTAACTACTAAGTAACTAAATAAAAAAAAAGGTATGGAAAATAAAAAATCAGCAATCAACAGTCAGGAATTAAACAAGGAATTAGAGGTCCGCCAGAAGGCGGTCGAAGAAAAAGAAAAAGCCTTAGAAGAGAAAGTAAAAGCGTTAGATAAGCGGGAGAAATCCTTAGAAGAACGGGAAGCAAAAATAGAAGCGGCAGAAAATGCGCTTCAGGCATCCCCGCCCTTAGAAGAAAAGAAAACGGAACCGGGGCTGCGCTTTAGCTTTCGCGGACAAGCCTATAAATTCAAGGATGATGCCCCCAAGACGATTCATTTTGCAGGGGAAATCATGCACCAGAAACAACTGATTGAAGACGAAGACCTGCTGGTACAATTAGTAGGGGGGAATGTTGCTTTAATCGAAAAAATATAAAAACTATGGGAAATTGTTTTGACGGGGTACCGCACGAAAATATCGATTTTTGCCCCAACGATGAAATCGCTTCCGGAATCAGTGTACGTGCGCAGTATATTCCGGTAGAATTTGTAGAAACTTTTAAACTTCCGCCCAAAACCGGCACCTATGCGCAGCAAATTACTGTTGCCGCTGCTGGAATTGTGCTGAAAAAAGAGAAAGGCTGGAAAGGGATCGATTTACTCGTGGACGAAAACGAATTGAAAACGACCTTCGTGGGGAATCGGGGAAATAAAAAAGAACAATTAGAGTTCGATGCGTTTATTCCGGGCTTTCGCCCAAAAGTGCTGGGCTTTTTGCGCAAGTATAAAAACGCGCCGCTCCTCTTTAATATCCAAGATAATGAAGCACGCAACTGGCTGATAGGAACGAAACTTACCCCCGCTTATTTTGACAGCTCAGAGGCAACGACCGGAAAAAAATATGAGGATAATTCAGGCGTTACGATAAAAATTATGGCAAATACCGGGCTGTATCTGTATGCAGGAGAGGTGAAAGAACTAGCGGATAAGAAGGCTGCTTAGTACTGAGTAACTTAGTACTAAGTAAAAATAGTGTTACTCATAGAAAACTGCGGGCATAACTCACTAAGGGTGTTATACCAAAACCAAAGCAGGGAACTTGAACGATGAAACGAACCGACTATCAGGCATTGATTAAAACCTGCGAACATCTCGGTGCTGCGCGTTCTATTTTAAAAAATATCACGCCCTATTATACCCTGAAAAGTGAAGCCAGGCTGCGGTATGAAATTCGTAAATTAAAGCAGGGAAAGGCTTATTCATCCGTTCGTCAATCCTTAGTACCCCGTACTCAGTTAATTAGTGCTAAGAGGGCAGAATCGGTGGTCGGCTTGATTAGTGAATATCCTACGGAACTTCATGAAAAGTATATGGAGCGCCGTAAAAAATTTTTGACGGCCTGCTCTTTAAAAATGCAGCTTAATGCACTAAGCGAAAATCAAATTCAACCCGCCTTAGCCCTGCAATATAAAATATGGCGGCTGTTTCAGTTCGTGGACCGGGCAAATGAAATTCTACTTCACTATCGTGAAACGAAAGGGGTTTTATCGGTTCACCCCCAAACAGATTTTTCCCGGTTATCTGCCCTGCAGTGCGTACAACGCAGAAACACGCTCCGCTCTAACCTTGTCAGCCGGAAAAAAACGCTGGAAAAATTGGAAAAGAATCTGCCGGCGCCCGGCAGTACGGACTATTTAAGGCGGTGGGATCTATTCCAACGCAAGAAAGAACAGTATTTGGAATTACAGCAGGAGATCGCACAGCTGACGGCGCTTATTGAAAACTAAAGTTAGTCAGTACTAAGTATTTAGTTATTTAGTAACCAGTTAGTAGTTAGTACTATAAACTGAGTACTATAAACTATCAACTAAGAACTATAAACTATTAACTACATGTCTGAACAGATAAAATTTTTCAAAAATGATGCCTTCCTGAATATAAAAGCGTCATTCTTAGATGACCGCATCGTTTTATCCGAGCAGGAGAAAAAAATGAAAATGCGGTTCCGTCATATTCATTCGCTGCGGTTAGAAAATAAATATTCGCGCCAGCAAGCCATTGAAATTCACCGCCGGGAAATGGGTGTCTCTCAATCTACCGCCTATCGAGACTATGCCCTGAGCATGCAGATTCTGGGCGATCTGGACATGACCGATAAAAGGGCTGAACGCCTGCTCGCCGCAGAAGATGTCTTTGAGATTTATCAAAAAGCAATGAAGCAAAACCAATTAGAACTGGCGCTCAAGGCAAGAACCGCCTATAACCGTATTATCGGGCTGGAGGAAAAGGAACAACCGATAGACCCGAATAAGATACAAGCACATGAGTATCATATCCACCTCTCAAGAAAAGCGTCCCAACTCCTTCAAAAAACACTGGATACAGGGGTCGTTGATTTTAATGCCCTAGAAGCGGAAGATGAGACCGTTGAAGAATAGATAAAAAAGTATGGAAATTCGGACAAAAGCCAAAGAAGAAAATTGTGCTCAACCCCCTGCAAATCGCCTGCATCGAGGCAAACCGCCGAAATAAGGTGAAGCATATTATGATAGAAGCTGCACGCGGGACAGGTAAATCTACTATTCTCGGATGGTTCTTGAAAGAAGCGGCAAGGCAAATGCCGAGAGCTACGGGCGTTATCGTAGGCGAAACCTTTGTGCAGATTAAAACCCGAACCCTGCCCAGCACCAAAGAAGGCTTAGAAATGTTTGGATTGTTTGAAGGCTTCGATTATGTGATAGGAAAGTGCGGGCGAACCGCCGGCTTCGAAATGCCTTTTCAAGCGCCGGATAACTGGGAAAATGCGATTCATTTTCGCAATGGATTCATCGGCATTATGGTTTCCTTAGATCATCCTAACTCCGGAAGAGGACTCAATGCCTATATCGTCCTGGGGGATGAAGCGGCGCTGTTAGATCATGAACGCTTGTTTAATAACGTGCTGACAACCAACCGCGCCCGTAAACCCCAATTTGAGAAATGCTCCCTGCTCAATGCTTCTGTTTTCGCCTCATCCGTTGCACTGACCCAACGCGGAGAATGGTTTACAAAAAGAGAGGCATTAGCCCGCAAAAAGCCCAAAGAATATACCTTCTTAAAGGCAAATGCCTACATTAATAAAAATAATTTAAAAAAAGGCTGGATACAGGAGATGCGCGAACAAGCCGTCAGCCAATTACTGTTCGATGCAGAAATTATGAATATCCGCCCCAAAGGAGTGGCTGACGGCTTTTACGCACAATTGAACGATCACCATTATTATCAACATAAAAATGCTTATACGTTCGATAGTTCACAAGAATATGAGCCTGCTTGTAAGTATGATACCGACCTGGTGGAACAAATGCCCTTAGACCTTAACCTGGATTTTGGAGGGAAGATTAACTGTGCGACCGTTTCCCAGTATATTAAGCCGCTTCATACCGTCCGCTTTGTCAAAGAGTTCTTTGTCAAAAACCCCAATATCCTCCGCGATTTAATTCAACGCGTTATCGATTATTATCAGCCGCATAATTTGTCCTGCAATATCATCTATCTCTACCATGACCGCTCAGGCTATAAAACCGAAATTAACAGCAAAACGACTTTAGCCGAAGATGTAGAACAAATGCTAAGGAATGAAGGATGGAAAGTGATCAATCGAACACCGAATAAAAATAATCCGTCTCATGTACTCAAATTTCGGCTTATCAATGAGATACTTTCCGAAAAACGCCCCCTGCTTCCACTCGTACGAATCAATCGCGATAATTGCCCAAACCTTATCATTTCAATGGAAAATGCAGGGCTAAAGCATAAAGAAGATGCCTTTGAAAAAGATAAGAGCAGCGAGCGCTCAAAAACTATACTGCAAGAGCACGCCACACACCTGTCCGACACATTAGACTACAACCTGTGGTGGAAATTCAATCACCTCCTTGATTTTTCCTATTCGGATTCTTTCATTGTTTCTAGTTTTTAATCAATGCTTCGTCCAAGCGCCCGTTACTTCATATTTCGCGGTTTTTTAAAATCCAAATCGTAGGAACGACTAAGGTAGCCCGTGCTCTCCATTTGTACGATGAAAATATTTGTACAATCTATACTATTAAAATATTTTATATCAGTGATTTAACTTTTTTATTTTGGGAAATGAATATATTTTTGTTAAAAAAAATATGTCCTTTAGTTAAAAAAATGGTAATTATACGTTTGCTGTATGGAACATACGATTTTTTTGCGTGAAGTTTTGCATGATATGAAAAAGTTGGATTCGCTTAAAAATCCGGTTCGATTCGATGTTTCGGTGCGGGAATTTAACCGGCAAAACAAGTCAGGGGGAACGTACCGACAGTATAAAAATTGTATGCTGCTGCAACCGGCTAAAAACTCACAAGGTAAAAAACCAGCCGATGCAAGTAAAAACCCTCGTCACTGGGAGAATAAAACCCGTAATATTAAATTGGAAAACGGCGAGATAAAAAAAATCAATATTCTGTATATCATTACATATAATGGTAAAAAAGTGGTGTATTAATGAATAAAAAAGTTGAACCGGGCGTTTATCTGCTAAACGATAAGACTCCTGTTTTTTTTGCTTCTTCAAAAAGGGCAGCACATACTCGTGTGCCTATGAAAAAAGAGGGGGGAGAGGATCGATTCAGCCTGTGGGGCGATGATAACCTCTACCCTCAACGGTTTGTTGATAAACTGAACCGTACCGGTGCAGCCATAGGAGGGCTTGAAGTACTTATCTCTGCGCATTACGGCGGCGGGTTTAAATTATTTCAGGAGAGGGAAGATGAACAGGGGCATATACAAGAGGTGCCGCGCGCGGTTTGTTCTTTTCCAGAAATACAACAGTTTTTTCACCGGGTGAGGTGGCCGATATTCCTCTCGGAAATGATTATGGATTATGAAATATTTCATATCGCTTTTCCGGAGTACCTGCTCTCTCCGAGCCGGGATAAGATTATTTCAGTAAAAAGACAGCCCGCCGCTTTTTGCCGCCTGGGAACGCCGAATGAAAAAACGGGACAGATTACCAAAGTATTGATTAATACGGATTGGGAAAATTATGAGGAATCTTCTACAAGTGCGGTGGATTGTATTTCACCGGAAGTGGGTCTGGAAGAGATGAAAGCGTATGTGAAAAAAAAGAAACTGGATCGATTTATTGTTCCGGTGGCCGGGGGATTGGTTGCGGAAAAGGTGTACCCGCGCGTTCGATGGCACAGCAGTTTTCGCAATGGATGGATCGATGTGGTATTGTCCATTCCGACTTTAAAAAAATACATTTTTGAAAATCAACTGCATATTAAATATGTGGTGTATGTAGCGGATGATTTTTTTGCGCATCGGTATGGGATAGAACAATGGCGGGATTTTACGGAGGAAAAAAAGGAGCAGCTTCGCCAAAGTCTCGTTGAGAAGATCGATGCGCATATGAGCGGCAACCAGGCGGGAGGACGTTCATTTACCTCGCCCTTTTTTAGGGATACGAATGGTCATATGATTAAGGGGATTGAGGTGATCCCGATTGAGAATCCTTTAAAGGAAGGGAATTATCTGTTAGATGCTTCGGCTGGAAATGCAGAGATTCTGTTTGCTATGGGCGTTGACCCTTCGCTGATCGGTGCGGGGATTTTGGGGGGAAAAAATTTAAGCGGCTCAGGCTCAGATAAACGGGAAGCCTATACGATTCTGACTACGCGTATGCCTGTTCGGCGGATTCGTACCTTAGAGCCTTTTTGCCTTCTTCGTGACTGGAATGGATGGGAGGCTTCTTTGATTGGGAAATTTCCTAACTTGAACTTGACCACGCTCGATAAGAATCCAAGCGGACAAACCGAGATTATTCACGGGTAAGCGGATTTTTGATTTTTGATTTTCGGTGGTTGAGTTTATCGACAAGTGGTTACTTCGACAGGCTCAGCAACCGGCGGTTATCGAGTATTTCGACAGGGCTCAATAACCCCCTGTTGAGATGCAGTAATCAGTTCATAAATTACTTGTCGAAACTAATTAAATTAAAAATCTTCATTTAATTTTTCAAAAAAAAAGCCATGTTTAAAGATGTAAAAGAACTTCAGCAATATATTCATGTAAGCGGACTTTTGGATATTCAATTATTAAAGCCTTATGTTACCCTTGCGCTGCAAAGAAAAATATATCCTTTGGTATCGGCAGCTTTATTGAAGGTGCTGCAAACAGATGCACCTGAGATGTATAAGATGTTACAATCGGCAGCGGCACATTATACCCTGGCTTGTGCGATTCCGTTTATTAAGGTGCATATTTCTAATACAGGGATAAATCATTTTCAAGATGATAAGATGCAAAAAGCACGCTGGTGGGATATTCGGGATTATGCGCTTTCTTCCATCGGTATTGCGGATGAAGCGCTGTCTCGTGCAATGGAGGTGCTTCTTGATTCGGATTACCAAAGGCAGCTGCCTTTTTTGGATCGTTTTAAACCGCTTATATTTCGTTCTCCGTCTGAATTTCATGCAGTCTATCCTATCGGTTATTCGTGGGAGCTGTTTTTAAAACTAATCCCTATTATGCAATCGGTATGGACGGTTCGGGTGAAAAAGTTTGTAAACACCTGCTCGATGCAGGATATCAAAAAAGATGTGAAACTTTTTTTGCGGGTAAAAAAAGCAATAGGCTATTATACGGTCTGTGATGCCATGGATGGGGGCTTTTTTGTGTTTACTCAGCAGGGTATGCGCATGCAATGGGAGGAACTGCCCTGGCAACGGTCACAAATTTTATCGGAAAAAGCTCAATTCGGCATTCGGGAACGCTTGTGGGGAATGGCTGAGGATTGGATGCGTGAGGCGGTAGATTATCTGCGGGCGAACCGAGACAGTTTTCCCTGCTATCAAGATAAGGAGCAGGGGCAGAAGGTGATAGAAAAAAAGTCAGGTTTGTATTTTTGAGCGGCTATTCATATAGTTAGGAGTCTCATTGTATAATACATAAATTGTATAATACATAACAAAGATGATATATTTGCATATCCTATTATTCATTTATATGAACACAGTTATTAACTATATAAAGCTATCTTTTGAAATGTTGGGAAATATAGTTACAGGAAATACTGTAAAGCCTAAGCATACGGAGGATTATCTGAAAATGCGAGAGGATATTTTAAATGTGGGAATTCCTTCAAGGCGCATGGATAAGATCAATTTGTCTAAAGATAGAATGCAAGCCGCTTTAGACTTGAAAAAAACCTATGAAAAAAAGGTAAGGCAGTCAAGAAAACATCAAGTTGTAAAAAGCCGGCAAGGTCAGGGGCAAATTACAGAAGAAGTTTTTGACGATAATTTATTGCCTGACGCCTCAGAAATTGAGAAACTTCACAAAATAGACCCCAATATTTTAGAATGGTTAAAAAAAAATGCTGAGCAAGAGCAAAAATTTAGGCATTTAGCATATACAAAAAGATTAGAATTAGTCGGGAAGAATGAAAAAGGGGATAGACAAATTAATCGTATGAGTTTAATTTTTTCTTTTATTATTCTCTTATTAGGGTTGCTTTTCTCCGCTTTTTTAATACATGAAGATCATAATTTATTAGGAAGCATATTTGGCGGGGGGATTCTTATCGCGGTGGTTTCTTCTTTCTTAAAAAAGGTGGTGCACAGCCGAGAAACTAAAAATAAATAACAAGTTCATCTTTTTAAAAACACTCTCTATTTATTTTTTCATCTCGACAGGCTCGATATAAACCTTGATAAAAAAACGAACCAAAAAGAGTTATCTGTTCATTTTTTCCTTGATGAAAAAACGAACCAAAAAAATCAAGGCAACGAACCGGATTTCTGCGGGAATTTTAGTTTAGAACGGCTTGCTGTTGATTGAGCGGGGTTTAAAAGTTTTTTATAAATACTATTTTATTATTCTCTGCTTTTAATTGGTAAAGATGATTCGATTGAATATCTTTATATACCTTTTTATATAAAGCAGATTTAAAGCTGCCCTTTATATTACTTGAGGCATGGGGTCCTGTTTTGGGATGAACGAACATAAGATAAAGCTGCTCTTTTTCTGTTATCATTAAATAATACACTCTAGATCCACCGCTGCCTCCAAGGCGTTTTTTAATATAAGGAATTTTATGATGATTATTTAATAAAGTTCCTGATTTTAATTCTTTTAAAGATTTGTTAAAGAAATGATTTATCAATTCTTTTTCAAGGTAAGTATATGCCTTTTTACTTATAAGTTTGTAAAACTCAGTCTTAAATTCTTCGATGCAAAAAATGCGTATTTTAGACACGAGAAAGTTTTCTAGAGGTTTCTTTAAAATCAACTTCAGTCGGTAAATAAAAAAATACCTCTTCTACATCTTTTGTGGTTTCTTGTAAATCATCTATGGAATTTTTGAAATTTTCTATTTCTTCTTTCGCTGTTTTTGTACTGTTTATACTATTTATGTTCGTATATTGATGCATAAGTGAACTCTGTAAATCTTTTGAAAGAGAAATAATTTTATGGATGATCATCAAACTTGATTGATCGGATACATCGAGTTTTAACCAGGTTAATGCTTCCAGTTTATCGGTTATATCTGCGGTCTTTTGGGTGAGTTCTTTCAATGTGTTTTGAAAATCAAGAAGGGCATGTATGAAAAGATGATGTATGATTTTTTGGTCGAAAGTGGGGTTCTTTTTTTCTTTAAAAGAAAACTCACCCATAAAATTGTATGTGTTATCGAGTGCTTGATTATAAATGCTTTTTTTCATTTTTATGTTTTATTTAGATGCTGCTTTCTCTGGTACATTTTCTTTCCTACAAAGGTAAAGGATTATTTTTTTTATGCAAGAGGCAAGCACTTCGGCAGACGGTTACTTCGACAAGCTCAGTAACCGAATGTTTAAATTTTTGTCCTTTTTTAAAAGGATGATGCCCGTTATTTTTGACGGGTAAAGATGAAGTAATATGCCTTATGCAATCAATCCGGTAGAGGGTGAACTTTCGGAGTATGCCTTTGATTTTGGCGGGGTGCTGGCGCTTAGAAACTTTACGGCTCGTACCGATAAAGACCGTATTATTATTCAGCATGCGGAGGATAATACTTTTGCTTTGTTAGATGCCTTAGTTTCGGAAGTGGAGATTAACGGGGTGGTGTATGATAATCCTGCGGATGCGCAGGCGGCACTGCAGCGATTGGTTTTTTCCGGTTACCCCTTGACGGTGATTGAAAAAGATCGATTGAATAAACTGCTTTCGGTAGATGAACAATCGTTTACCGAGGCAGAACAGGCGCAGGGGCGTGCCAATCTTATGGTACTAAGCACTAAGGAAACGGAAGAGAAAATACAAACGATGCTGCAGGAAGAGGCACCGGATATTGATTATGTAAGCGTTTATCAAGAAACTTAAGCTTCGACAGGTGGTTATTGAGCACTTCGACAGGCTCAGTAACCGGCTCAATTAGATAAAAAAAATTATAAAACTTAAACATTAAACATTAAAACTATTTATTATGGCAGAGAGTGAAAAAACAACGCCCGTTCGACCGTTAAAGAAGTTATTTAACTCGATTAAAGCGGTTATATTACTGATTAAAGCAGACATTAAGGCGCTGCAAACGAAAGCGGCAACGATTCCGACTAAGACGTCTCAATTAACCAATGACAGCGGTTTTATTACCAGCGATAAGGATACTACCTATAAACTGGTTATCGCAAACAATGTGTTAAAACTGGTGGAGACGAAAAGCGGAAAAGTGATTTCTACCTACGATTTATCGGTGTATCTCGATGATACCACCGTGCCTAAGATTGTAAGTGCAGCGTATAGTGCCAGTACGAAAAAGGTAACGTTTAAACGCAGTGATGACAGTACTTTTACGATGGATCTATCCGCATTAAAGAATGTAACGAAAACATCTCAATTAACCAATGACGGCGCAGATGGTACGCATCCCTTTTTATCGGATACGAATGTTCCGGTGATTGACTATGTTAAAGCCTATCATGATGCATGAGTAAGTTAGGCGATAATTTCAATTCTTTAAATGCAGCGGTAAAGGAAATCGGCAAAAAGTCGCTGCGCACGGACAAAGCGCAGCCGTTTACGGAGCTTCAAAAACAGCAGGGAAGAGCGAATTTGGGTATCCATGAATTTAAGATTCTATTTAGAAGTTATTTTGCATCAAGCCTCCGTGGTTTTACCACCGCGGGGGATATTGCATGGGCTGTAAAAAGTGGTTTTTTACATGATGCCGCCCATTGGGCAGAAAGCGGACCGATAAAGGACAATCAACATTCTGATTTAATTTTACAATTAACGAATTTGAAGGCTGATGTTACGATTACTTTTGACTATTTGATTTCTTCTGAAACCAATTATGATTATTTAACCGTTTCTGCCAATGGGATAACGGAATTAAAGGTGAGCGGGACCGCTGTAACCTTATGGCGTACTGCCTCCTTTTCTATCCCTTTTACTGCTGCTGCCGCTACCATTCTTTTTAAATATTCTAAAGACAGCAGTCAGTTAAAAGGTACGGATAAAGCCTATATTAAGGATGTTTATGTTTATCAACGCCCGCAAAGATTTTTGTCTCCAACGATTCGATGGTTCAATTTGGCGTGTGACAGCACTATATCTGCCACAAGCAGTTATACCGCTCTTTCGCTGAGTGGAACGATTACTGAATATAATACCGCCAAAGGCAGAGGGTCTATACGAGGAAATATAATAGAATTAAATCAATTAAATTCTTCTAGTGTATTGAATATTTTCTTAAATTTGTCTAATTCTAACTACCGTGTTTTTATACGATTATATACAACCGATAATTTCACTTCATTTCGTACAGTTGAAATGGGAAGAAAGGATTGTATGATCCCGATATTGCATTATAAAGGGGTTGGTTTTTTTGTAAAAAGCAATACTTCAACCGCTGTATCGGTAGATTATAAAGGCCTGTTTATTAAAATAGAAGAGATGTGAAAAACTTAAAACTACTATGTATTATGATTATATCTGTTCATTTTTTTCTTGATAAAAAAACGAACCAAAAAAATCAAGGCATCCGCTGTGTTCCGTTAAAAGCTGAGAAACCCGCAGCCACAGACGAAAGTAACTCGCTGCGCTCAAACAGACTTTCGCCTTTTACCCTTCCCTGCTTTCTAACTTTTATACGGAACACAGCGAGCGCCCGGCTGCTATACTTAACTTAACCGCCTGTAAAGGGCCTGTTGAT